TAATGCCTTCACAGATTTTGGGATGCCGATGGGACCCCTTCACCTTGCTGATACAGTGGGACTGGATGTTGTATACTTTGTGATGGGTGTAATATCAAAAGACCTTGGACTCGTGATGCCAGAGAGGTTAGAGAAACTCGTGAAGGCAGGTAAACTGGGCATCAAGACAGGAGAAGGATTCTACAAATATAAAAATGGCAAGAAGAAGGATATCAAGTCCACAAATGATGTAGAAGGCATAAAACATATTTTGGTGACTAGATTAGTAGAGGAATGTGAAAAGTGCCTCTCAGAGGGTCTGGTGGAGTCTGCTGACCTTATAGATGCTGGTATGATATTTGGTGCTGGTTTTGCTCCATTCCGTGGTGGTCCATTGCACTATCAGAAAAATAATGCATGATCATCATATTATACCTAAACATATGGGCGGTACTAATGACCCATCTAATATAGTAAGTCTTACTGTAGAAGAACACGCCGAAGCTCATAAAATTCTATATGAAAAATATGGTCTATTAGAAGATAAATTGGCGTGGATGGGGTTGCTGGGGTTGATATCAAAGGAAGAAATCGTCAGAGAGATTCAGGTTGAAACGGGTAGAAGATTGGTTGAATGGAATAAATTGAACAGAAAGTATGGTCCACTTTCCGTAAAACATAGAGAAAATATATCAAAGGGGATGAGTGGAAAAATATTATCCCCAGAACATATAAAAAATATCAGTCTTGGTAGAATAGGAATATCCCCTTGGAATAAAGGGAAATGTCAATCACCATTAGAAAAAGAACAAATAAAGAAAGAAAGGGCAAGAAAGAGGAAGGAGAGATTACAAAATGATCCTGAATGGGCAGCAGTCGTGAGAAAAAAGGATCGTGAACGAAAAAGAGTAAAAAGAAACGAAAATACTATGAATAGTGCTTGACACGGACCAAGAAAGCTGTTATAATATACCTATAAATGAAAGATAGGAGACAAAAATGGGTTCTAGAATGAAAGATGAACGATACGAGTTAATCGCAGAGATTGCTAGTAGAGTTGGAAAGAAAGAGAAAGCCAAAAAATCTGCCAATAAAGCAGCGGTTGCCCTGAAGGGGAAGTTGCGTGGTGGTGAATTAACTGAAACAGAATTGCAACGATTAATGGAAGTTGATGGTGAGTCTACTTATGACAAATCATTTGATGGTTCCGGTGATGCAATGGAACTGACCGAGGAAGAAAACATTATGGATGCCTACATGGAGGGTCGTGGTGAGTAAAATCGGACAACTTGTTCTCTCTATTCAAGAGGACTATTATAATATGAGTAATGCTGATTTTGTCAAGAAGTATGATGAAGAAAAATTAGCACAAATGGCATGGGAGTGGTCATATACTCCTGAAATCGAAACTATGGAGAAATACATTGATTATTGATGTGCTGTCTGAAAAGGGCAATGCATTCTATATCATTGGACAGGTGAGGAATTACATCAAGAACCAGGATGGTCCAGATGTCGAGGAAAGATTAGAAGCAGTCACCAAATTGATGTATGAATCAGATTATGAAATTTGTCTAAGGATTGCTGTACAGGAGACTAATGGGACACTGGAATTCCATAAGAATAATGAACCATATGTCGTGCAGGATGAGGAAGAAAATGTATGGTTATTTGGTGATCCAATAGATGTAAAAGAAGAACCTGAATATGAAATAGTTTTTACACCAGACTTTGAGGTAAATATAAATGATGATAGCGACAAATGACAACCCGAAATACAAGAAAATGCGTCAGGCATTTGATTCGAATGAACCCGAATTAAGTGCAGATTATAGTAAATCAGATATGGCACGAGCATTGACATGGTATAACATGTTCTGGGATACCAATAGACTCACTGGGACTGCCAAGAGATATCTGAAGAAAAATAAAATTGATAAGGTAATCCCCAGTAATGTTGGGATTAGGACGGCTGGTGCCATCATTCGTTTGATTGAGAGGAACCAGATCACTGCGGAAAATAATACATTCTTGGAGAATTGGATATCCAGACTCCAGGACCCTGAACCAGTAAAGGCAGAAGTAAGAAGTAATAGACCTGTTGTCAGCATTCAAGAGGCAACTGCCATTCGATCGAATGAATACATTACAGGATTGGATAATGCGTTTGAGGATTTTATAGAATCCAAGTTCAAAAAGAAATTCAACACCCAGAAATATCTGGCAGACAAGGGTGTGAAGGCATCATATATCCAGGGAATGATGAATTGGGCACAAGCTGTTTATGATGAAATTTCCCTTTCAATGACAGACAAAGAACTCAAAGAAGGATATTCAAATTACACCGTGATACAGAAGAAAAAGATTCTAAAGTTTTTCAATGAAATGATCACTGAACTGGGGTCATATCGCAATGCAATCAAATCTGTCAGGAAAAGAAAAGTGGTCCCGGCATCTAAGATTGTATCAAAACTGAAATACCAGACCCAGTTCCCTAGTCTAAAACTGGTATCAGAGGCACCAGAGAAGTTGGTGGATGCCAAAGAGGTATGGGCATACGACACCGATAAAAGGGTGCTTCGGTATTACACATCCATCTCGGGCATGACTGTCAAGGGGACTACCCTAAAGGGGTTTGACTTCGGTGAGCAGAGAAAACTCCGCAAACCAGATGAGCAGTTAGCCGTGATTACGAAGTCTCGTAAGGGTCAGTGGATAAAGAAGTTCAAAACCACTGCCAAGACGGTTGTAACGGCACCGAATGGTCGATTCAATGATAGCACTATTATACTAAAGATATGGTAGAAAAAGAAAATATAGAAGTAATACTTGAGTCCAAACAAGTGACTCAAAAGGTATTCACGCATGAAGTAGAAGAAATCATCATAACAAATGGTGGTGATGTGATGGATGCTATCCTTACCATATGCGAAAAGCATACTGTCGATCCACAGGATGCCAAGAAGTATATGAACAAACCACTTCAATATAAGTTTGAGTCATATTGCTCAAATCTTAGGTTAATACCAAAGGGGAACCAATTACCGATATGAACAGGGACTTTAGTAGTGAAGAAATCTATAGATCATACCAGTTATTCCAAAGTCTAAAATTACATTTCTCTGAGGGAACATATGATGCCTTGAAGTATAACTTCAAGACCAATGCTACTCCCAAGTCGTTTTATAAGAGAAAGGACAAGTACAAGTTCTATGAACCCGTGAAGAAATATCCCAAGGATATCCTGAACTATTATGTATACAACTTCATCGAGGGAGCACGATATCCCGGTGACATGAATGATGAAAACTATATCAAACACAAAAGAACCCAGGAATCCTTACTATATACATTTACTGCTGATATGGCATTACTGGCAGACAATGAACCAAAGTTAGATGGACTCTTGAAACCACAGAGGAATCGGGTCCCAAAGATTATTGATTACTACCTCTCAGAGGACATCCAGTTAGAGACCATTGTGATTATGAATAAACTGACATGGTTCATGAAGGATTCGGAGGAAAGTTTCCGTATACATAGTGTATATGAGGTATTATATACAATCATCATGAAATATGAACAGTTCATGAGTCCTCAGTTAATTGAATATAAAAAGGTAATAATGTCCAAATTCACTTGACTTTTAGATTTAGATATGGTATAATAGCACATGTAATACGAAGTTGGTCAATCCTTCGTAAAAAATTGACCACAACGTCGATTAAGACTTTAATGCTCAAATCGACGCAAAATAACTTAACTTTACAAGGATACACAATGAACGAATCACCAACATCAAATCTTATCCCAGTTACTTCTTTAGCTGAGAGTTTAAATTTAAATATAAAGAAATCTGAGTTTACGGGGAAGTATATTCCTATAACAATGATCCAGGCAAATAAACTTTTTGTGGATGAATTGTTCCAACGTCTAGTTATTACGAAGATGATCAAGAATGCGGGAAAATTTCGTCCCGAGTTGGCCAGACCGTTATTTGTTTTTTTAAGACCTGATGGTAAGTATTCTGTCGCAGATGGACAACATGAAGCTATTTTAGCTGTATTGTATACTGCCAAATCGGGGGACCAAGAGTTGCCATGTCAAGTGATAGTTCACGATAAGAACTTTACTGATGAACAGTGTGTTAATACAGAAGCTAAGTATTTTAAAGAGTTAAATCTATTCAGAACGAATGTGGGTACAATAGACCAACTTAGAGCAAATATTGCTTTGAGGGATGAGGAATCACTTGAAATTCTGGGTAAACTTAATGATATGGGAATACATATTGAAAAACTTGGTTATACTGACGGACCAGAAGTTTATGGTTATACTAAGTTAATGCAGGCATATGATAAGTATGGGATTTCATGTGTTCGAAAAGGAATACAACTTTATCAGAAACTCCAAAGAGATGACAACTTTCCTAAGTGGAATAAGACCAAAGACCCTCTTAATGGTGGTTTAATTGGTGGACTTTCGGCAGTTTTTCATTTGATTGATGGCGGGTATATTGGTATTGGAGATAGATATATTGCAATTAAAATTTACTTAGATAACTTTTTAGGAGAATGGAATACGATTAAAGGGAAGGATGCACTCGTCCTTAATACGGCAGGGTCATCGCAATCAATTTTAATTGCTCGACGCATAGTTTTTTCATGTAATCAACTAACGAAATTTAGAACGATCACAAAACAGAATGGTGATAAATTTAAGAACGAGATTGATGAGGTTGCACTCTCTAATGCTGGATTGGGTGATCCTTCAAAGTAACGCATGTAATACGAAGTTCGTCTTATCTTCGATAAAATTTGACTACACACTGTAATATATTGTAATATAAAAATAGGAGATGTATATGTCATTTAGTGACCTTAAAAAGAATCGGCAGAAGCAGATCGATTCACTTATCCAGGCAGCGGAGTCTGCCACTGGCACCAAATCCCAGAACAACTGGGAGAAGGATGCTGCTAAATTTTGGAAACCTACCGTAGACAAGTCTGGTAACGGTTACGCCGTAATCAGGTTCCTCCCAGGACAGGACGATAAGACTGTCCCATGGGTGCGGTTTTGGGACCATGGGTTCCAGGGTCCAGGAGGACTCTGGTATATCGAGCGTTCATTAACCTCTCTGGGTCAGTCAGATCCATTGGGTGAAATGAACACCAAACTCTGGAATACGGGTTTGGATTCGGACAAGGAACTGGTCCGTCAGCGGAAGCGTAGACTTCACTATGTAAGCAACATTTATGTGGTAGAAGATTCTGCTAATCCTGAAACTGAGGGTAAAGTTTTCATGT